TAGCTACATTTCTTAGTTGATCTAATGCACTTGATTCAACTTCAGCAATATCTTTAACGAATACTTTAATAGGAATTCGTGCTCCATTTAATATTTTATGTGTCATTTATTCCTTCCAATCTAATCCTGTTATTTCTTTAAATATATCTACATTATATCCAGGAAGCGATTGAATAAAATCCTTATCTTCTTTATTATTCCACGCATTATAATCATTACGATTTGTTTTTCTAAGAAATCCACCAGTTGTTTTATGTTCAGGATAATCTTTTTGTTCTTGACTAGACATATTTGAAGTAGAAATCCATTGAATAATGGGTTTAATTTTATAATGAATGTTCTTAAGTTTTTGTATTTGTTCATTTGTAAATTCTAATGAACTATCTTTATTAAATAATCTAACCTTTTGATTAGTTGTATTAAAGTAGCCGCTATTGTAGTGGCCGCTATTGGAATAGCCGCTATTGTAGTGGCCGATATTGTAGTGGCCGCTATTGGAGTAGCCGCTATTGGAGTAGCCGCTATTGCAGTGGCCGCTATTGTAGTTGCCGCTATTGTAGTGGCCGCTATTGGAATAGCCGCTATTGTAGTTGCCGCTATTGTAGTGGCCGCTATTGGAATAGCCGCTATTGTAGTGGCCGCTATTGGAGTGGCCGCTATTAAGTTCTTCTTTAGAAATTTCTCTAATAATAGTTATTTTACAAGTGACAGATTTATCATCTTTACTTTCAATATCTTCTGCAAGAATCTCACATACTCTTGTCTCATTATTTTTAGGATAATAATTAAATACTGATTCCAATCTTTTACAAAAATGAAATCCTTTTGAACATAATTTCATTGCTTCTGTATGTATATAAGTTTCACCAACTTTATATTGGAATCCTCGGCATTGAAGATTTTTATCAAATGCTTTATAACCTATGTGTATATTTTTATTCATTTAATATTATTCCATAACTTCCAATTGGTATTCATTTTCATCACCTAAAAATCATATAGTTTAATAAACGCCCGAGATTGAGATACTTAAAATCGACCGCGCTAATAAGAGTACTGGACTCACATGCTTCATTTGCCACTGAAGTATTAACGCAGTCTATTATATAGTTGGCATATATAATTAGAATCGTTCGATCAAAGATCTACTTGAAACGGCATATACTTTCACTATATAAATTGTTATACAATGTCTAAACATTGTTTGCAATAAGGACACCATCCATCATTATAAGTTAACCAATATATTTTATTACAATATGGACATATAATTAAATCTATTACCATTCAAAGTCTTCAAGAAGTTTCTGCATAACTTGTTCGGTTGTTTCATTCTTGTTTGTATATTTCAAGAACTTATCATAGCACTCTTTACTAATAGAAAGATTAATAGTTTTATGTCCATTAACTTTAGGAATAAAACAACAAGATTCACTTGCAATATTCTTTGTTGGCAATGAACAACTATCTTTAACTTCTTCCATTAAAGCAATTTGCTTATTCTTACACGTCATATCTTTTCTCCTTTAGATACTTCACACCATAGATAATGCAATCTCACTGGCGCTTTCATATGATGAAAGGCTTCATAAGTCTTTTCAATTCCACAATTACATATAGGTTGTATATATGGAATTAGATAAGTATTAAACTCATTTATATTAAGAATGATTCCTTTATCTTTTGGATCATTCATTCTTGTTAACAGATAACTATTTGCAAATAGAATTCCTTTTTCTTTTACAATAAGAATTTCATTTGTACGATATTGTGTATTAACTGTTCCTACTGATGCCATTACTTTATACATTTTACCAATATATTGATCTGTTTTTGGTACAGGCGTAATAAGTTGTCCGGTAGTTGTTCTAGGAACTAGTTCATATTCTATATGAACTGTTTTGAAATCCATATCCCATTTAGTTCCAACAGGATCTTTTGCTCCAGGCTTAGCCCATATCTTTGTAAAGTAATATCTTTGATTACCATGATCTATTGTATCAATCTGATGATGATAAAACACAAGAGTTTTTAATTGAAGTATATCTCCGATATTAAACTTATTATTAGATGATATAGTTATTGGTTGTGTTGTTGGTAGAGTAACCAATTGACATATTTTATCTATCAATGTATAAGAATGATCAAATGTATCACCAATCTTATGAACTGAATTAGTTATAAAAATTTGATCAATAATTAATCCATATCGATTTTTAATATTATCTTTATGATAAACTTTATAATGATATTTAGGCGCATTTATATAGGCTATATCAACTATGATATCCCCAACTTTAAACTTACCCATTGATAACCCTTTCTAATAATTATACCATTTTTTAATATAATCTTTATCTGATTCAGTCATATCATTCCATAACCAAAATAGTTGGGCTTGTATACGACCAATCAAATAGTAATATCTATCTTCTAATATAAACTTAGTTAAGTTTCTATTTAAATTCTCTTTAGAACTTCTTCGGATTCAAGATAATATTCATCTTTCAATATACGCATTCCTTCAACATTTCGAAGCACTTGAACAATATCTAAATTACTTAATGCTTGACTGAATCGCATTGAAGGATTCGCTTGAAGATAATCAGTTAGCTTTCTAAGAATGGTTTGATTAGCCACTTGACGCTTTTGATTCAATTCCATTTCTTTAGCATGAACTTCTCTTTTATTAGGATGAGTCATATTATCTCCCTGCTAGTTTATAATATACTGCTTTTGCAGTGGTATTAGTATATACTTTGGTACCATTTTTTAAATTGATTACATTTAAATAAGGTAAATCAATATTATCACTTTCACTTATACTCATAACTTCACTAGGACGAATATAAGTATTTTTGTCTATTTCAAATAGATCATCCATATTACTCCATAAGTTAATGAGCCAAGAGGATATTCTCCTACATGACTCGGGGTTCATTAAAGGGCCTCTGATGTACTTTCGTACATAAAGAACTCAGTTAAGAGTTCGATTTATTATTTTATAGTGGATAACTGAGGCGGTATAGAACCACATCAACACAAGATCCTTTTGGAAGGGATAGTGTATTGTATTTACTCTTTTTATGGGAGATAAGTATGAACTCCTTTGGGGAACATTATTTCACAATACGTTCTTTAAGAGTTACAATTTCTTTCTTAAGTTCTTCTTTACGCTTATCAATTAGTTTAATCATAACAGCTTCACCATTAATAAATGTTGGATAGCCATTGAATTGTAGTTGCTCTTCTGAACGGATTAGTGCATTCATTCTACGAATATTTCGTTTCGATTTAGGGCTCATTTATCACCTCAAAAAGTTATTAATTGCTTACACCGACCGAGATTGAAATCATTTCTTTATAATTTTACAAGCAGCACGAATCATAGTTATATATTCTTCTGCATATTCTTTAGGTAATCCCTTTTCAATGGCAGCTTGTTTAGATATTGTTTGTATTTCTTTATGAGTAAACTTCTTACAACCAATGAAAACTAACTTCTTTGTAATGGTTGCGGTATAGAACATCCCTAAAGTAATCCATAGAATTGCTGATGCACTTTCGACCCATGCATCACCGAAGACCTTTGCATTACCGTAGACACTTGCATTGCCGGAGACCCTTGCATTACCGTAGACCCTTGCATTACCGTAGACACTTGCATTACCGTAGACCCTTGCATCACCGAAGACCCATGCATTACCGTAGACCCTTGCATCACCGGAGACACTTGCATTACCGTAGACCCTTGCATTACCGTAGACACTTGCATTACCGTAGACCCTTGCATCACCGAAGACCCATGCATCACCGAAGACCTTTGCATTACCGTAGACCCTTGCATCACCGGAGACACTTGCATTACCGTAGACCCATACATCACCGGAGACACTTGCATTACCGTAGACACTTGCATTGCCGGAGACCCATGCATCACCGGAGATATTTGTTTCTTTTTCTACGAACCCACCTAGGTCTCCCTTAGTTATATTATATTTAGGTAGATTTTTAGTGGCTTGTATTCTATAACAAGTTACACCAAAGAATACTTTAGTTTCATTAGTCAATTTAAAATGTGACATTGATTTACCCTCATCAGGATAGAACGAATCTATCTACATAATAACTCTGGTATAAGTTTTCGCTATGCTACTTTACCTATCATAGTTAAGTTATTATGTTTCGGGTTAATAGTTAACGCGCCAATCAAGGGAGTCCTACACACGTTTATCCCCTAAACTACTGTTAACCCTAAATTATTATTCTTTGTCAGTCAATTCAGCATCGTTCTCTTCAATCCAATCCATAATTTGATTACGCATTTCTTGTGCTTCTTCATTATCTCCAAGCAATGCTTGTGCATGTTGCTTGTAGAAGAACTTCGGAAGACCAAGACCATTCAATAGAAAGCCTACTGATCCTGCTTTGGTTGCTTTCAATTCAAAGGTAACACCTTTATTCTTTTTCAATTCAGCGGTACGCTTAGCAATACGTTGACGTTCTTCTTTCAATTGTTGAAGCTCTTTGTTATTTTGTTCACGCTCTTCACGGGTCAATACTTTTACTTGTTCGTTAGCCATTTGATTCTCCTTGTTATAGTTATACCCTCATCAGGCATAGCATCGTTTACTATGCGACAAGACTATCGGCCTTAGTCTTTTAGACTATTGCCTTAGTAGTCCTGTTTCGGGTTCATTAATTAGATTGAATTCCAAATAGATATACAATACATCCCACACTAATCCAATCCCAATGCATTCCTAATGCTATTAGGAATAATATAGTTATACCTTGTACTCCATACTTTAAAATCATTATGCATTACCTTCCGGCGGTTTGAATCCATGTTGTCTAAAGGCTTGATTGTGTTGACGGAATATTCCCTGTATAACATTCTGTCTTAGTGGTGTCACTATTTTATCTTGTTCCATCATAGAGCGCACTTCTTCATGGAATGATTCCATAACGAATTCATCTGCAAGACGAACTACTATAAAGAATACTACAATGATTCCGAATATACCTATCATATTAACTCCTATCTATCCGCATAGACTATAGCGGTTCTTTCTTTCATGTACCATAAATAATAGAGTATCGTAATGACATTCCAATGCCTTTAAGAACTCAGGGTTTTCTACAGGCGTTAGAATATAATCATTCTTTAATGCATTTAAAAATGATTTAAATGAAATGTTTTTCTTAGATGCTAAATGCATCTCTTCACGGAGTAATTCCTTTGTTATTAAACGACGAAAATACATTGGATTATTTCCTTTCTTTAAATAAATCAATCATTCCTTTAGCTTGTTTCATTGAAGCACAAGAGAAAGTTGTGCCTGCAACATAAGCAACCCATAAACCACTGACAAAGCTTTGCGTAATAAGGCATCCCTTATAATGGTAACTCATATTGGATTACTCCTTTAAATAACGATTATTAAAGAATCGAATTCTATAGTACATAGCTATTTCAAATTGTTTAATATTTATTAGAATAGTCCATACACACCAATGAAATTTAAGAATCATTGGGCCTTGAAGTTTAAACAGGATTCTATACATAAATGTCTCCTCAGCGATACCTTTCGTGTAGGCATCGGACAAGGATAGGTGTTATATGGTATGGTCTTCGTTCGTGCCTTAGCATTTGAACATGTTTATACGCATATCTCTTTATCCCTGTTTCGACACAAAACCTACAATTACGGGCTTCCCCTTTGGCAGAGCGTCGCTCTTAGCATAGCATATCCACATTCCCTTAGTGCATTCCTGGTTCCTTGATACATGTATCATGGTCTTCCCATGTTGTAGTTTAGGAGGTAGGTTCTCAACTAATGGCGCGATATGGTTATCTTATACGGGTTATCTGTTACCCGCTACCTTATATCGGTTAACCGTCAATTGTAGGTTATTATAGGGAAGCTTGGCTTCTCATTCCCTATCGTGAGGCATTATTGGTCCGGGAATACCTGGTAGTAACCGCGTTAACGGTCCTGTTACCATGTACATTAAGGCTTTCGCCCCTGCACCCGTCCTATTTAAACGCTATTCGTAAACCTATCCGTCCCTGTTTCGCTACATATACGCTATTACATACGTATATCTTCCGGCCTACTGCTAGTCGCATTGACTGCTTCGATTTGCCAGACTCGCTTTAGATATCCGCCGAATGTTATTCAGACGCGGATACCGTAACAGGCATCTATTCGGTTCACTTAAGCGTCACCCGAAACGATAGGTCATATCCAATTAAGGCGTACCTATCATTCCTTTTGTCACGTGCCCTATAGCTTGCCATGTCCTCATATGGTGCCGGGACTTTCTGCTACCTTGACTTGCCTAAACAAGATTGACGGTAGGCGTATCGTCGGGTTAACATTGGTCTAAGGCTTCCCTTAGTCGCACGTCTCACCGATCGGCAAGCTTGAATCCTTTCAAACCGCCTGAAAAGCTACATTGCCAAACACGTGCCAAACTAATAACTCAATGGTTTCAACGATGACTCTTTCAGGACTGTCGCATAGTGCTACATGTTGACAGATAACGCTACAGCAGAATGCAACAGTCTGTGATTCTCTAATAAATACAAGTACTTGCGAATTATGAAAGTCGCATATATAGGTCAATAAAAAACCTAATAAAATCAATGGCCATATGGAATGATATAGTGCGGTGCATCATACCTTGTCAAGTCAATGGATAGATAATGAATAGCTAATAGATAGCTATGAATAGATAGCTATGAATAGATAATCTAATACTAACAACAATCTCTAATGATTCTAATAACTTAGCTAGGTAATGGATTTAACTAGGGTATAGGGGGTAGGTAGTCTGAATGGTGCTCTGAACATTTGCTAATATCACACCAATATTTGTCATTCTGATTATCAGTATAAACTAGGCACTATTTCATCGTTTTTAGGCATCTGTAAGTGATGGTAATTATTGGATTATATTGAGAAGTATAAATTATATCATTATTATCAATAATACATACAAATACAAGAAGTTATTTTTTCATATTTTAACAACTATACTTGTAACATACTTCTGTCTCAATCGGATTTGATGTTATGACTGAAAGTATAAACAGTCAATCTACTCCAGTATAACGTTTTGACAACTTTTTCGATAGGCTGCGGTAGAAGGAATAGCTAAGCTCGTAAGGCAACGTATAGCGGTAGAGTTATACGAAGGTTAGACTCCCTTGATGGATATGAGATAATCCATCTAACTAGATCCGAAGTTCCACTTGTTAACGATAATTACAAGTTTTAATTGAGTATATATTAATGCATTAGCTTTGTATAAAACATACAAGGCAATAAAGTTGTTTTAGTTGAAGACGACTTCGTGTGTACCGAATACGGCCTTATCCTTCGGGGCCTTCTTCTGCAAGAATATTAATAACGAAGTAATACATCAAGGCGATAGCCATGTCTCTCATTGCAGAACTTAATAAATTCCCTCTTTCTTGTATTTATATCTTCATAGATCATAAATCTAAGCATTTTCAAATGGTGTATTCCTTTGAAGGTGCTATTAATTCCCTTGCTTCTAATTTAACTGATTTGCGTCGTGGAGTATTTAATACGACATTACAGGATTCCTACAATCGCGGTGATTTGGAAATAGAGGTTCTTAAAGAATACCCTACTCCTCCTCTACGAGCTATTATCTGTGCTGAATATGATGCCCTTTGTGCTCAATATAAAACTCAAGGTTATACAGATACACGCAACTTTATAGGTTCTAATTATAAACTCATGAAACGCATTCTCAGCGATTATCGTGGTCCTACTCGCCCCCCTCTTGTATATATTACAGCTAAAAGCCGTAATAAAGGTGACTTAGTATTGGCTGTATTTGAAACTGTTCCTAAAGCCGATCTCTGGATTGCTGAGACCTATGGTGATGTTAAAGATCATATAGTCCCCAAGTTTAAAGATGATGAGTTGACTTTGGGTTATCATCATAAGCATGGGTATAAACTTATTATGGGTAGAACTCGGGTTAAAGGGAATCTCAAGAAACGATTCAATGGTATCACGTTGTGAAAAAACGTATGATTGAAATTGAGAATGAAATAGTTTTTTATCTTGACAAAAGTATAAACTTGTGATATAATATTAATATGTTATATGATGTAAAGTGTGATGGTATCTTGATATTAAGAAGGGTTTCTATGCAAGAAGCTCGTCAATTTATCTTTGATATGCCAAAGAAGTATTCTTTTACTATAATTTCATCTAGGATTAAAAAATGAGTGATGTTGAAATAGAGTTTAAGGTTTGTCGGAACTGTAAAGAGTCTAAGGCTCGTGTTCGCCATAGTCGTAATGCTAGCGGTCGAATGCGCTTTGTTGGGGAAGATGGTAAACTTTGGAATGGTTTAATGTGTGGAGCTTGTCATTGTACAACCGTTAAAGTAAAGAAATATAATAAATCCCATGAATACTGAACCTGTTGATCTTCTTAGAAAAGATATAATGAACCATCTCTATGAACTACAAGAAATCGTTCCTATTCTTGAGGCTCTTGATGAAGATAGTGTAAATGATGTAGATAGAGAATCTAAGATCTACTTCCTTGAAACTCTTGAGTATTATAAGAAAACAACTAATAAACTTCGTATTATTTTAGAAGCTTATTTTGCTGAAGAGCAGAAGGCTGGATTACCAGCTGAGATGAGTTTTCGAAGAGTCTATAAGCGTATTAAGGATTAAATACGCGGTGTCCAGAAGGAATGGGACGTACTTGGACATGTAGCCAAGTTGGGGTTGATGCTGGAGCTTCCTGCCAAAGACCACATTCTTCCAAGATCTCTACAGTAATCCAATTCTTTAATTCATTATCTGCATCATGAAAATCTACAGCTTGGCAAGTCTCATGAGAGCTTCCTGGCGCCCCGCCAGCATCAGTATTGAAGTGTCCAGGACGATATCCACTTGAAACATACATAGGCTTACCATAAAGCGTTCTAAGCTTATTAGTAGCTTCTAATAGAGCAGTTAGATTAGTTTCTAGTTCTGGAGTTAAAGGGAATTCTTCATCTCGGCCCATTAAAATTTCATTTCTTACGATCATAGAAGTTTTTTCCTTTTTCATGAAAGCACAACTTGGGCAACGTAACCAGCCTTTCAATGTATCTAAATACATGTAGCTTAGGCAGATTTTACATATACGTTCCAGCGGCATCTTAGTTTAGTTGTTAATATTTCAGATAATTATACCCGATTTTAACAACTATAGTATAAGCGAAACTTCTCAATTCAGATCGCCGTGAGTACGGTAATTATTTAAGCTGCTAACGAGAATTTTATCTTTGTTATTAAATACTTAAAGGTAATATGATGAATATCGACCGCTATCTAATCTTGTCTCTTTTTGGTGGATATACTGGTAAACTATTGATTTTAGGAGCATCTCCTGCAGATGCTGCTGTAGTTCTTGTATTAGCAGCAGCTCACTTTCTTTATTCTAATCAAATGCAAAATAAGAAGATTGTTGAATTAGAACAACACGTTAAGAAGATTGAAGCCACGCATAATGAACAGAATATTAATATTGCTGAAGTTAAATCAATGATGACGGCTATTAAACTTAAAGAATCATTTAAGGCTGTTAGATAATGGATATTAATGCTCTTGTAGAACAATTCAAATCCACAGAGGAACTGAAGGTTTTCGTTGCATCACAATATAAACAAATCATCCAACTATCTAAAAAGAATAAGGATTTAGAAGAAAAGAATCAAGGCCTTATAAAGCAGGTTAGAGAACAAAGTAAACAGGAATTAACACTTCCTAAAGCTTCTGATGGCACTATTCAAGTTAATCCTGATATGAAAGTTCTTGATGACGCCAAAACAATTGCTCAGATTCAATTGCGTATGTTAAAAGAATTATCTTTTGATAAAGAATTAACTCTTGAAGAAGCTAAACGTGTTGAAATTTTTAATAGAATCCTTAATGATAATGAAAAGGATGATAAAAGTTCTTTAAAAGCAGATGCAAAAGTTTTAAAGGAAACAGATTTATTGAAGTTAGTTGAAGGCAATGGAACAAACTAAAACTAAAATTTCTAAAGAAGAAGCTATTCATGAGCTTTGGAGACGCGGTGTTCTCCAGTTCAAACTTGATAGTAATCAAAGAGATTTGTATAAATTATTCCATACGAGTGATTATAAAATTCAAACCTGGTTGCTTGCTAGGCGTTCTGGAAAAACCCATACTCTTCTTGTACTTGCCTTTGAAGCTCTCATTAGAAAGCCAAGAACTGTTGTAAAGTTTGTTGCTCCTACTCGCTTACAAGTGGAAACTATTATTCGTCCTCTAATTCAAAAGATTACTGAAGACTGTCCTCAAGAGCTAAAGCCTGAATTTAAGACCCGTGATTTCATTTATTATTTTCCTAATGGATCTGAATTACAATTAGCTGGATCTGAAAATGGTAATGCTGAGAAGCTTCGCGGTGGAGAATGTGATATTGCCATCATTGATGAAACTCAAATGGTTGGTGACTTAGATAATATTATTAAGTCTATTCTTATCCCCACAACCTTAACGACTCGTGGTAAAGTTCTCCTCGCTGGTACCCCGCCAAAGGATTATGAACATAGATTTATTCATTATATCGAAGAAGCTGAAGCGCATGGTTCTCTTATTAAGAGAACGGTATATGATAATCCTCGTTTAACTAAAGAAGATATTGAAAAGGAAATATTAAGTCAATATCCTTTAAGAGAAAATGCTGAAGAGTTTCGTAGGGAATTCTTATGTCAGATTATTAAAGACTCCTCAACTGCCGTTGTTCCAGAATTTTCTGAAGACCTTCAAAAGGAAATTATTAAAGATTGGTCTAGACCTCCTTTTTTCGATACTTATGTTTCCATGGATCTTGGGGCCATTGATTTGACTGCACTTTTATTTGGTTATTATGATTTTAGAAATAATAAAATCATTGTTGAAGATGAACTAGTTGTAGATTTTTCTAAAAAAGATATGAATATTAGTAAACTCACTGAGTTAATTAAACAGAAGGAAGCAGACCTCTGGACTAATATTATTACTAATGAAGTTAAGAAAACCTATATGAGGGTTAGCGATATTAACTTAATCGTAACACAAGAGATTGCTGCTAAGTCTTATGGGAGTATTTATTTTACCCCAACTAAAAAAGATGATAAAGAAGCAGCTATTAATAATATGAGAGCCCTTCTTGGTGGACATAAGATTATTATCCACCCTAGATGTGTCAATCTTATTAGACATCTTAAAAATGTAAAATGGGCTTCAGCTAAGAATAAACAAACATTTGGTCGATCTCCTGATAATGGCCATTACGATTTAGTCGATGCATTAATCTATCTTTGCCGTTCAATAATCTTTTCTAAGAACCCATATCCGGCTAATTATGATCTAGGTAAAGGGGATTATTTTGTTCCCCATCCTAATAGTTTAGCTTCTATTGAAAAACGTTCTAAAGCAATGGCAACATTCCATAAAATTTTTGGAACTAAAGGAAATATCCGATGAGTACGACTAGCACAAGTGGAATGTTTGGAAATAATGGTGGAGATACTACCACTTATTTTGCAGCTAAAGAAGCAAATGATACTGCATCAATTCTATTAGCTAAATCTAAATCCTTTTATAATGTCCTTGAAGCTAATGCTTATCTTGAAAAATTAACTTTAATGTGGAGAACTTACCATGGATGTTTTGATACATCTGTGGGTGGTGGACACCAGATTATGTTTACTGGTGAACAGGAAGAGTTTGTAAGTCTTCATGTTAATCACTTTCGCAATATTGCTCAGAATATTCTTGTAATGATTACCTCTAATCGACCTATTATGGAAGCTAGAGCTATTAATAGTGATTATAAATCTATTGCCCAGACTTATCTTGCTAATGGTATTCTTGATTATTATATGCGAGAGAAGCATTTGGAGAAAAGCTTAATAACTGCAACTGAGATGGCTATTGTTCTCGGTGCTGGATTTATTAAAATGGAATGGAATGCCACTGCTGGCGATGTTTATGATATCGATGAGAATGGCTTAGAGATTAAAGAAGGAGAAATTGAATTTACCAATCTATCCCCTTTCGATGTAGTATTTGATGGATCTAAAGAAAATACTAAACTTGATTGGTATATGATTCGAACTTTTCAAAATCGGTTTGATTTGATGGCTAAATATCCAGAACTTAAAAATCAGTTGGCTGGTATCCCATCTAAGTCTGAGGCTGGCATTTATCGTATGGCCTTGTTATCTAATGATAATACAGATGATGTTCCAGTTTATGAGTTCTTCCATAAGAAGACTGAATCTATGCCCCAGGGTCGTTACATGCTTTTTGCAAGCACAGATACTGTGATGCTTGATACTCCAATGCCTTATAGAGTTATGCCTATTTTCCGTGTATCAGCTGGAGAAATTCTTGGAACTCCTTATGGATACTCGGGAATGTTTGATATCTTCCCAATTCAACAAAGTATTGATGCTCTTTATTCGACTATTATGAGCAATCAATCGGCTTTTGGTGTTCAGAATCTATTTGTACCCCGTGGGGCAGATATTGCAGTAGATCAGATGCATGGTGGCATGAATATTATCGAAGGTAATATGCAGCCTATTCCTTTGAACTTAACTCAGACCCCTGCTGAAATCTTTAAGTTTCTTGAAATGTTAATTGAATCTGCAGAAACTATTTCTGGTGTTAACTCGGTTGCTCGTGGTAATCCAGAGGCTTCACTGAAGTCTGGAGCAGCACTTGCTCTTGTTCAATCAATGGCACTTCAATATGTATCTGGGCTTCAACAGTCTTATGTCCGCCTAATCGAAGATTGTGGAACAGGCATCATCCAGATTCTTAAGGATTATGCTAATACACCTAAAGTGGCCGCTCTTGTTGGTAAAAATCAGAAGATGCTTCTTAAAGAATTTACTGGAGAAGATCTTCATTCAATCAATCGCGTCGTAGTTGATGTGGGGAATGCCTTATCTAGAACTATTGCTGGTCGTGTTCAAATGGCCGAACAAATGATGCAGATGGGTATTATTAAAGAACCTACCCAGTATTTCCAAGTACTTAATACTGGCCGTATTGATGTTATGTATGAAGGCGATGTTAGTCAACAACTTCTTGTTCGTCAAGAAAATGAATGGTTATCTGATGGCAAGAATCCAATGACTGCCCCGACTGATATGCATGCTTTTCATATACAAGAACACCGTGCAGTATTAGATGATACGGATATTAGAATGAATTCAGAAGTTATTAAAACTGTTATGGATCATATCCAACAACATATGGATGCATTACAAAATACAGATCCTAGATTGCTTGCTCTTACTGGTCAACAACCAATCCCACCTCCTGGTCAACCTGTCCAACAAGGTGGACCTCCTCAAGGTGCTCCTCAAGCTCCTCCTGGAGCACCGCCTCAGCAAGCGGGTCCTTCTCATCATGGTAAACATGCTGCTCATCCACAAGGAATTCCCGGAGCAAATCCACCAGCCATTAAAGGATTACCAAAGATGCCAACAGTTAAAGGAAGTCTTTTAGCTAATCCTGCTGCTCAAGAAGCTTCACTTAATAATGTGAGTAATAAATAATATGCCTGATTATCAAGATCCTCGTGACCATCAATCCCAACAAGTTCAAGATTTCCTAAATAAAATTGGAATGCTTGAGAGTTCTGGTGGAACTAATATGGAACACCCAGAAGTCACTAAAGGTATTAATGCTGGAACTTCTGCAGTTGGTCAATATGGCTTAATGCCTTTAACTGCACAAGATTTAGATAGACAAACTGGAGCCAATCAACTTCAAGGTCTTAGTAAAGAAGATGTTGCTCAAAAATTAAAGGATGACCCTGAGTTTGCTAATAGACTTGCAGCAACTTTAGCTAGTAAGTTAGTTAATAATAATCCATCTGAAACGGCAGCTTATAAATGGGAAAATGGACAAAATACTCATCCTACCTCAGAAGATTTAGAAAATAGTCAACGAGTTCAACGTTTTCGAGTATTGAATGGAAAATAAGGGAAAAGTATTACAGTTCTATCCTCGCAATAGACGCTATATGAAAGCATATATGCGTAACTTTAATTATTATGCCCCTCTATTTTTTATTTCTTTAAGTTTTAATCTATTATTTATTGCTTTGTTAATTTGTAAAAGTCTATAATTATGGCATTTAATCCAAACGCCTCACAATTAAGTCAAGAACAAATACTTCAACAAGTATTTGATCAAGCAGATAATGCTTTGAATGTTAATGTAGAAACTCCAGTTACTATCAGTGGCGATGTAATGGTTGAAATTACTGCAGTTTCTGGTGATAATATTGCCATTGCTAATCAAGCTGGAACTAATTTTCTTGTAGTTAATCCAGATGGTTCTATTAATACAAACGTTACATTTCCTTCTTCAATTGGAGTAACTCAATCTACGAGTCCTTGGGTTGTTTCTGGCACAGTAACTGCGAATGCTGGGACCGGAACTTTTGCAGTCTCTGCTGCGAGTTTACCTCTCCCCGCAGGAGCCGCGACTTCAGCTAATCAAACGACTCAAATAACTGCTTTAAATTCTATTGTAACTAATACTAGTAATCTTCCCACATTAGGTCAGAAAACTATGGCTGGCAGTCAGCCCGTCGTAATAGCATCTGATCAGTCAGCTATTCCAGTATCTCAGTCTGGGACTTGGAATATTGGAACTCTCACTTCTATAACAAATCCAGTAGCAGTAACTGGCACATTCTGGCAAGCAACTCAACCTATCTCCGCTACTTCTCTCCCGCTGCCTACCGGAGCTTCAACCTCAGCATTGCAAACGACTGGCAATACTTCTCTAAGTTCTATTGATATAAAAACTCCAGCTTTGGGCCAGGCACTTGCCGCTGCTTCTGTCCCCGTAGTTCTAACCGCTGCTCAATTAACAACTTTAACTCCTTTAACTTCTGTTACTGTCACTCAAGCAACTGGCACAAATCTCCATACTGTTATAGATAATTTTCCAGCAACTCAACCCGTGTCCGGTACAGTTACTGCTAATCAAGGCACAAATCCTTGGATTGTCTCTGGTGCTGTTACAACTTCGCCTAATGTTAATATTCATGATGGAAGTGGAAATTCTTTAACTTCTCAAGTTAATGGTTCCCAACGAGCATTAGATGTTGGAATTGATGTTGCCGGTGTTCAAATTGACCCTAGACAAATCAGAACATTAACATCTGCAGATGTAATTACTGCAGATCAGGGCGGTACTTGGAATATTAATAATATTTCTGGTACGATTTCTTTACCAACAGGAGCCGCTACTTCTGCTTTACAAACAACCATTAATACAACTTTAGGATCTCCATTTCAAGCGGGAGGATCAA